TAGATACTCAAATTGATATCAATCGATACTTTCTAGAAATTTAATTACTAAACAATACAAATTATAACATGGCAAATAAATCAAAGTCTAGAAAGGATTTATTCACTAAATCTTTAACGATGGACCAATTTACTATATTGAAGCAAGTTATGAGAGATGTTTTCTTTTTTGCTTCTTTAGTTTATATAGTCCATCCAATGAGGGGGAGAGTATTATTTAAGTTATATTCATATCAGAAGAAAGTTCTATATTATTTCTTGAAAGAAAGATTCAATATAATTCTTAAATTTCGACAGGCAGGACTATCAGAATTAATTGCTTTATATGCTTTGTGGTTAGCAATGTACCACCCACATAAAAATATTCAGATAATCTCAATTAAAGATAAAGTTGCTAAGAGATTATTAGCAAGAATTAAATTTATGTACAAGAATCTTCCTGAGTATCTACAAGTTCCAATTGTTAATGGTAAACCAGGGGAATATGGTACAATGCAGGAGATAGAGTTTTCAAATGGTTCTCGAATTACTTCAGTTCCAACTACAGAAGACGCTGGTCGTTCAGAGGCTGTTTCTCTATTAGTTATTGATGAGGCAGCTATTGTAAGGTATGCTAATACAATTTGGGCTGCAGCATTTCCTACTTTATCAACTGGAGGGAGTGCAATAATCAACTCATGTATAACTGGAGACACAGAGATTTTATCTAGAGATGGGTACTTTAGAGTTGATTCAATAGCTCCAAAAAAATTCGGTAAGAAAAACATTGAAAAATTAGGTATAGAAGTATTAACTCATACAGGCAAATGGCAGAAAGTAATCGGAGCTATAAACAAGGGTGAATTGGAAACTTGGGAGGTTGAGGATAATTATGGTGAAACTATTAAATGTACACCTGCTCATAGAATGTTAACAACTCAAGGTTGGAAGACAACTAAAGAAATAGTTACGAAAAAAATAAATATAATAAAGTTTGAATCTGGGATAAAGAAAGTTAAAGAAACTCCAAAAACTAAAGCTCCTGATAAAGAAATAATTAAGACTGTAAAAGGTTTCTCAAATTATTCAATTTCTAACTTAGGGAAAGTATATATCAATAAGAATAGTAAATTGATAGAAAAAGATTCTAGAAAAAATAAAGCTGAGTATCATAGGATTAAACTTTGGAATAAAGGAGAAAACAAAACATTCACTTTATCTAGGTTAGTAGCTGAACATTTTATTGGTAAAATACCAATGGGTTTCATAGTTGACCATATAAATTGTGATATAAATGATAATCATGTAAACAATTTACAGATAATAAGCCCAAAAGAGAATTCAAAAAGAGCTATAGATTATTCAACTGGATTAAACATTAATCAGAATACTGGTAAGGGTTTTCCTAATATTATATTAATAGCTAAGATAAAAGAAAAATACGAGAAATATAAACATTTAAGATCAAAACCAGGTGATAATAGAGGTAGTTATATTAAAACAATAGCTAAAGAATTATATTATGAAGAGGGTATAGAAGTTAAAGATTCTTACATTTCTAGGGTTATAAATAACAAAAGAGCTAAAGGAGTTAAAATATCTAAGCTTAAAATTAAACGTAAATTTATAGAAAATATTTACGATATATCAGTTAACGAAGATCAGTCATACGTAACTAAAAACGGCTTTATTAACCATAACACGCCATTTGGAATGGGTAACTGGTATCATCAAACTTGGGTTCAATCAATGACACCTGGTGATATATTCCACCCCATAAGGTTGAAGTGGACTATGCACCCTGAAAGAGATATGAAATGGTATCAAGAAATGGCAACTGCTCTAGGACCAAGAAGAACATCACAGGAGATTGATGGAAACTTCTTAACATCTGGTTATTCTGTATTTGACTTGGTTGATATAAAAGCAATTGAAGATGAGTTAGTAGCTCATGAAATATTAGAAACTAGATATAATGGTTGTTTGAGAATATTTAGAAGACCTAAAGCAGGAGTTAGATTCTTCATTGGAGCAGATATTGCTACAGGTAGAGGTCGAGATTACTCTGCATTCACTATTATGGATTCTAAAGGAGAAGAGTATGCAGTATTCAAAGGTAGAGTACCAATAGAAAAATTCACTGAAATACTAAATGAATATGGTAGATATTATAACAATGCTCTATTAGCACCAGAAGCAAATGATATAGGTTTATCAGTAGTTATTGGTTTACAACAGTTATATTATCCAAATCTTTACTACTCTAATAAAATGGTAAAAGAGAAGGGAAGTTCTAAACCTAAAGAACAGAAAATCCCTGGTTGGTTAACACATTCAGGTAATAGATCAATAATCATTGATGAATTAGAAGCTGATATTAGAAATGATACTATAATAGTAAAAGATAAGTTTTTCTGTGATGAAGCTTATACATTTATTTATGATAATATGAACAGGCCAGTAGCAATGGGTAAAGGAGGTTCTAAAGATGACGATGAAGCTGATGATACTACATTTACCGATGATTCAATATTAGCAAAAGCAATTACAAACCACATAAGAAAGACAAGAGACAATAGTGTAGTGGTAGTTCCACGTTAATACAATACTCTTAAGACATTTAACAAATCATAACAAAATAGCTATTTTATGAATATATTAGGTTTTAAAATTCAAAGGAATAAAAGGAAAATTCCTGAAGAGTTAGTTAAGAAAAAAGAAATTAAAATACCTGTTAGTTTACCAAAATCACAGGTTTCTAAAACTCAGGTTTCTAATAGTGATATTCTTGCAGATACTAAGAAACAAACTGAATTTATTGACTTAGAATACATAAGAGAATTAATTCCTCAGATTAGGAAGTTAGCTAAGATTAACCCAGACATCAAATTAGCTATGAAAGATAAAAGGGAATTAGCTAATACAGTACATAAAGTATATTTTGATAAAGACGTACCACTTGCTCAACAAAAAGCAATGAGAGATCACCTTAAACAAGCTAGTAAGAATTGGTCACAATATAATGCTGGTATTCAAGGTATAATCAATAGAGTTATAAACCAGGGTTCAATTTCAGGAGCTTTATCTGCTGAAGTAGTGGTTAACGAAAATTTTAATGGGATTAAGAAAATAGTCATGGTTAACCCCGATGAGATTATATTTAGATTCAATAAGAGAACTCAAGATTTTCACCCCTATCAAATCATCAAGAATAAGATTGGTGGAGACATCAGTAAGAGGTATGTTAAATTGAATCTTGAAACTTATAAGTACTTAAGTTTGAATGGTGATACTGAGTTACCTTATGCGGATCCGGAATTTATGGCTGCTGTAAATAACATCAACTCTCAAAGGAAGATGTCTGATAATATTGACTTTATAATCTCTCAGTTAGGTCTGATGGGATTTTTTGAAGCGTTAATGGAAAAACCTGGAAGACAAGCTAATGAGAATGATGATACTTATGCTAAAAGATTAGAAGGCTTATTAACTGGTATGAAAACTAGTTTAGAGAATTCAATGAAAGAAGGTATTACAGTTGGTTATAAAGAAGATCATGAATTTAACTTCCACTCTACTACTAAAGATATCCGAGGAGTTAGTGATATATTTAATCTAAATGAGAACCAGATTGCTAATGGTATAGGTCATCCAGCTTCATTCTTAGGTGTACCTTCAAGTGAGACTGAAACTCAAATAGCAATTTTATTTAGTAAAGTATTATCTCAATTAAGTAACCTACAGATACATATTGCATATCTATTAGAGTTTTGGTACACTTTAGAATTAAGATTAGCAGGTTTTAAATTTAAACACTTAAATGTAAAATTTGATAAGTCTACCGTTACTGATGAATTGAAATTCCAACAGTCTAAAGAATACAAAATACGTAACCTAAGAGTATTATATGCTGATGGAATCATCAATCAAGAAGAATATGCAGATGAGATGGGGTATGAAGCACCAGATCAGAAAGAACCAAGAGTACCAATAGATCCGGATGGTACTTTAAATGACGCCCAGGATAAACGTGATCGTAAGAAAGATCAGGGTAAATCTGATAAAGATACTAGAGATAAACGGAAAGACCAACCAAGAGATAACAATAAAAATTAATTTATATCGATATGAATGAAGAATTATTAACACTAATTGGGGGTTATAGTCTGATCAGCCCTCATCTAAGCGAGAAAATCCCATTATCTATGGCTAATGAGAAGAGAGCTAAAGATATTGAAGGGTGTCCAGATGGAAAATGTACTCTTAAACAGTTTGGTTTATTTGATACTGCTTCTCCAAATTATACAACTTATTATGGAGATGTTACTGCTGAAGACCTTAACCCAAAAGATGAAGAACTCATTTACCCGGTATTCAGATTGTTATCTTCAGTAACTGTTAATAAGAATAGTTACAGCCCTACTTTCTTCCCAAAAGATGTTCTAAAGAACTCAATGTCAATGTTATTAGGTCAAACAGTTTATGTAGACCATGAGATGGCAACGGGGAATGCCTTAGGAGTAGTAGTAGAAGTTGAGTGGCAAGAAGCTTATAAAACTCCAGATGGTACTAAGGTTCCTGCAGGAATTAATGGTAAAATGAAGATTGATGGTAAGTCTAACCCCAGGTTAGCCAGGTTAATTAATATGGAGCCACCTGCAATACATTCTAACTCCGTTACAATCCAATTTAGTTGGGAGCAATCACATAAAAATATGGAGCCAAGAGAATTCTATGAAAAGATGGGTACTTATGATAAAGATGGAAATCTTATTCAAAAGGTAGCTACTGAAGTTAAGATGTACTATGAAACTTCTTTAGTACCTCATGGGGCAGACCCATTCGCTAAGTTGATAAAAAGTGATGGGAAAATCAATAATCCAAGATTCTCAGGGAAAAGAGATGGGCAGTTTTCAATGTTCTCTTATAAGTCAATGTCATCAATTTCAACTACAATACTTGACAATTTTAACCAAAACAATAACGATAAAACTGAAAACAGTATGAACAAAAAATTATTAGAGCTGCTAAAAGCTAAATTCGGGTTCAAACCTGAAGATTTAGAAAATGAGTCTTTTGATTTTGAATCCATAATTGATTCATATATTGAAGGTAAAACTAACTCATTACAAGAAGTTGTAGATAAATACAATGCTATTCCGGAAAAACTTAGAGAAGTTACTTTAACTGAAGAAGGTTTCTTATCTGAAGAAGCCACTAAAATTTTAGTTAAAGACTTTGAAGTAGTTTCTGCTAATGCTAAAATTGGAGAATCACATATCAACTCACTTAGAGAAGAAACAATCAAGAATTATAATCTTTTAAATAAAGATAACGCTTCTGAAGAAGTTGTTAACACTTTAAAATCAGCCGGATTAGAAGCTCTTGAAGGTTTTAATAACGAGTATAAAACTGCATTGGAAGAGAAATTCCCAATGAAATGTAATGATTGTAATTCAGAGAATGTTTCTAGAATGTCTGCTAATCATACAGAAGATGGAAATGGTGGAGAAGAAAATCAGGCTGCAGAATCATTTGAAGAATTAGAAAAACGTTTAAGAGATAAACGTAGAAAACCTTCATTCGAAGATATCGATTAATTAAACAGATTAATAACTTAAAAGAATAGATTATGCCTACTACATTTGGAGAATCAACAAGAGCTATCTTCTATAAAAAGGAAGCTCACAAACTTCATGAAGCATTCATCGTTGCTGATTCAGTAACAGTTTATGAGGGTATGCCGGTAAAATTAAATGATGATGGAGAAATCCTTCCGGCAGCAGCTAATGATACATTGGAGATCATTGGTTATGCTATCAATAAAAAGAAAACTGATAATGCTCCTGTATCAGTTAATGACGAAATTTCAGTTTCAATGAGAGGTCATTGTACTGTATTAGGAGAAGCTTCTGCAGACTCAACAGTTGCAGGTCCAGTTAAATTTGTTGCTTTCAATGCTACAACAGGAAGATCAGAATATTCTAGTGATACAGTTGACATTGACAATATGGTTGGTTGGGCACTAACTGGTGGTGATGATGGAGATGAAATTAAAGTAGTACTTAAATAAAACCCGGGAAAATGGATAGAAAAAAATTTGAAAACTCAAAATTTAAGGGTAAAATCAACGAAGCTGTAAGATATGCAGAATCACTTCGTAAAGATGATAACCCTGTTGATGCTTCATTCTCAGAAGTAATAAAAGAGAAATTTCAGGTATCTTTAGATGCTTTATATGCAGACTTAGGAATTGATCCTAACACTGATACTATTTCTAACATCGTTTCTGTTTCTGACATGGACGTACGTTGGATCATCCCTGAATTCTACAGAGATGCTATCAGAGTTGGATTTAGAAAATCTCCAATTTGGTCTAATATTATTGCAGCTGAAGAACAAATGAAAGGTTTAACTCAGATTATACCACATATTAATAAATCAGATTCTACTCCTGCAGTAGTTGCTGAAGGTGAAACTATTCCATTAGGAGCTCTTTCTTATGGTTCTAAAAAGTTCAATGCTTTTAAAGTTGGTAAGGGAATTCAGTTAACTGATGAGGTTATCAAGCATTCAAGCTTGAATCTAGTAAGAATCTTCTTAGAAGACTTTGGAGTTCAAATGGGTCATGCAGTTGATACTTTAGCTATAGACACTTTATTAAATGGTGAACAACTTGATGGTTCAGAAGCTGCACCAGTAATTGGAGTTGCTACTGCTGGTACAAAAACTTACAACGATATTCTAAAACTTTGGATTAGAATGGGAAGAATGGGAAGAGTACCCGGAGTTATGCTTGGTGGAGAAGCTGCTGCTTTAGAAACTTGGAACTTAGATGAATTCAAAGTTCGTCAAGCTCCTTATGCCCCAGAGAATAAATTGAATATCAAAAATATTCCTATTCCACAAAGTACTGATTATTTCGTTCATGGTAATATACCTGCAAATAAAGAGATTATCTTAGATAAAACTCGTGGTATTATTAAAATGAACGCTGCTCCTCTTATGGTTGAGTCAGATAGAATCATTACAAACCAAACTAATGTTACAGTTGCTTCTATGTCATTAGGATTTGCTAAGTTATTTACAGATTCTGCATTGGTATTAGACAGTTCAGTAACATTTGCTGCAAATGGATTCCCATCTTACATGGATGTAGATTCTCAAGCAGACATCTCTTTCGAATAACCCAATATTTCTACATTGCAATTAAGGGGCTGGCTAATTTAGTCCAGCCCTTTTTTATTATAAAAATTTTAATTATTTAACAAATCAAGAATTATGGCTAAAAAAACGTATATAGCATTAAATGAGAAAGCAAGATCATTCACTGATACAAAAACTTTATTTTCAATTCATAATGATCAGATTAAAGAGATCCCTCAAAAATTATTATTCTCTTATCATATAAAGAGAGCTTTACAACATGGCCACTTAGTTAAAAAAACAGAAGCTGAGTACTTAGAATATAAGAAGAAAGCTGAAGCTTTTGAAGCTGAACATGTTGACAAAACAAGTCAAGAAGAGTATATCAAAAAATTAGAGGAGAAGATTGCTCATTCTAATAATGAAATTGAGAAAAATCAAAAAACCATAAAAATCTTAAGGGGTAGATTGGAAGAACTTGAGAATAAAGAAGAAGTTCATCCAATTGAGAAATTAGGTAGCAAAGATGACGTAATCAACTATCTTGAAGAGAATTATGAAATTGAAGAAGGAGTTATTACGAGGTTATCAAAAATGAACCGTAAACAATTAAACGCTGAAGCTATTTCAATAGTTGAAGGAGCTGAAGAATAAAAACTTAAATTATGATACCCACTGCAAATTTTACTTATAGCGTAGATGGGTTAGAAGTTACTTTTACTGATAGATCAACACAGGGTCCCACATCATGGAGTTGGGATTTTGGTGACGGTGAAACAAGCACTGATCAGGACCCCTCCCATATTTATTCAAGGAGGGGTTTCTTTGTAGTAACTCTAATATCTACAAACGCTGATGGACCTTCAGAAGCATTCCAATTAAGCGTAGGAGTTAGTGATACAGGTATAACTCCATTACCCAAATCTATATATGATATTGTACTTTCTTATATACCATCAGGAGTTGATATAAACATAGGAGAATTAGATGGTTTAATTAAGAAATGGCAATTATACTTACAACCATTAATAAATGATATAGTTATTGAAGATGCTCATGTTTATGATGAGTTTTATTGGCCTCCTCTAGCTAATCAGTTGATAGCAGAATTAATTGCATTTGATTTGATATTACAAGCTATCTCATTATTAATTAGTTCAAGTTCTTCATCTAGTTCTGGTACAGCTGGTGGAGCTCTTAAGAAAGTTGTAACTGGTCCTTCAACTGCTGAATGGCACGGACCTTCAGAAGCTAATGATTCTGTTAATAATATGGTGAAGCCTGGTGGATCTTTAGATACATTGAAAGAACAAATTTGTATGTTAGCTAAAAGGTTGAGGATTTGGTTACCAATATGTTCAGATCTAAGAGAAGATACTAATGTACCAGAAATATTTGAACCAATCAGAGATGCTTACAATATTATAATTAGTTAGAATTATGGAACTATTAACTTCTGCTCAATGGAATACTTTTCGAGAAGCAATAAATAATGCTAGTGATACTTTTAATAAAAAATTAATTACTTGGCATAAATTTACTAGAAGAGTTGCTAGATATGGTGAGGATGAATCATCAAATTTTACTTTAATAACTCTTAGAGCATTAATAGCTAATAACTTTTATAAGACTTGGCCTGATGAGAGTCGTGAACCTACTGGTGAGAAAGATGATACAAGTTTAGTAATGATATTAAATAAGGAATACCTTAGGGGTTTGGGTTATCTCAACTCTAATAATTACTTTATTATCAACCCAGGGATGGATTATTTTACAATTGATGGTATAGAATATGAAACAAAAGGAGATACCAATACTTCTCAGGCAGAATCTGATGACTTATTAGTTTATTTAAGGTTAGATAGAAAACAACCAAAAACAGGAGATGATTACCATGCCGGGTCGTTATAGTAGTAAAACACTTAGGAGTAGGTCTTTTAAATCGGGTATAAATATGCAGTTAGAAGGGTTTAAAAACCTAACTCTGTGTTTAAATAACCTCCCCAAGAATATTCATAATACAGCTATTATTGGAGAAATTAGAGCTGCTCAATCTTTTGAAAGATATTGGAAAAAACAAGTCTCTAATGGCGGAGCTCAATTTGCATTTCCACCACTTAGTCAAAAATATATGTTCAAGAAACTTGACTATTCTTCTGGAGATATGTTTACTTTATTTGGAGCTTACAGAAAGAATATAAAAGTACAATGGACTAAAAGGGGTAATGTTTCAGTAGGTATAGACAAGAGAGCAGAAACTAACCTTGTATCTGGTATAGGCGGAGAAAAGAATATATCTAAATATGTTAATTGGATTGAGAATGGAACTAGTAATATACCAGCTAGACCCTTATTAGCTTATTCATTTAAAGCATGGGGAGGGAAGAAAAGAATTAGAAGTATAGTAATTCAGACGATGGGTTCATCTGTATTATTAAGTAAAACCGTAAAATCTATAAGAGTATGAGCTCAACACCTTTAAATAACACTCAAGAACTGGTAGAAAGATCATTCTATGAGAGATTAAGATTAGAATTAGTAAGTAAAGGCTATCTACCAGATATAACATTATACCCAGATACTGATGTTGGGTATGATAACTACAAAACTGCTATTGATGCAGTAATAACAGCAAAAGGGTTTTGTATAGAATTATATGGAGCAGGAAGTGCTGCTTCAAAAGGAACTTTAAAAACCCCAAGAATAACTATTGATACAATTAGTTCTTTACCAGGAGCAATAGGTGGAGATACTACTTATTTCTTTAGAGATGATGATGGAGACCCATATACTCACTCATTACTACCCCCTCAAACTGTAGATTTTATATTACATGTTACTATAGTTTATGAAAAGATAGCTGAAGCTAGAATAATGAATTCTATAATAGCTTTAGCTTTACCAAGAAGAGGGTACATTGAATTCTATAATGACTCTGGTGAAAAATTCTTCATAGAAAATACAGGCTCTTATGATAGAGATTTATCAAGAGATAATCAATCCCAAAGAGTTATAGCATATACAGTACCTGACCTATATGACATTGAAGAAAGGGTTATCAGTACTAATACTCCAGCTATAGAAGAAATTACTGTAGAGACTGAGGTAAATGGAAATGAAGATGAAACAACAATAATAACTTAAATATCAAAATTATGTTACGTAACCATTCAGGAAGTGAAATAATATGGCAAGCTGGGATTCCAGTGCCTTTAACAGATGTAAAAAATGCTGATGACAGTATAGAACCATTAGAAGTACCTGCTTTATTAAAAGTAAATCCAGATTCTGATTTATCTTTACTAATAAAGATCATGTGGGGAGATAGAGATAATACAGTTGGTACTATATCAGCTTGGGAATGTACTCAAACAAATATTATGGTGAAGAAGATATTCACTGATACAACTACTGTCAATGATGTTGACATGAAACTTTATAAATAATGAAAAATGAATATAAATATAAGTGCTTCAGTAAACCCTGCTTTACTGAGCTATGTATTCACAAAAATAATTGAATCTGGTATGAACACTTTAGGTAGATATACAAATATTATACAAATTGGTAAAGAAGTTGGAAGTTATACTTTTGATGCTTCATTAAAGAAAGTTACTATATCTGGATTCGGTAGTTTTAATCTTGGTGATATAGTATTCATAGGAAATCTAACTCGTAATGAGATGCTATTTGTACCTTTCACTGCAGGTAAATCAGCTACTATATCTGGTAATGAGATAACTTTAGAGTTTGATACTACTTCTTATGATGATGGTGATGAATTAGTTATATATGCAAATTATAATAATTCAGAAGATTATACATTAGGAGTAACTAAACAAATAGAACAAGCTCCACTTGACCAAAGATATACTGACCCAGAGCTATTAGTATCAGCTCAAAATTTAACTTCATCATATGTTCAATTTGGATCTGACATAGATGTTCTTGGGAAGAATAAATTAGGCTTAACCGTTAAATCAGATTGTAATGATTCACAAGATGTACTACTTAAAATAGTTGGTGTTTTTGATGATGAAGAAGTTACAATAGATGGAGTTGATGTAGAAACTTTATGGAGTGGAATTGGAACTGATAGTAGTCAATATTTTGAAATAAATGTGGGAACTCTTCCTTTTATTAGGGTTTATGCTTTGGCTGGAACTGTCGGATCAAACCCCGGAGATTTAACAATTAAATTCAATAAAAAATGGTAAATATGTACAACTTTAATCAAGGCTTTTTCAGAAATATAAGTACTTTAAATAACTGGTACTTATCAACAAAAAAAGGTTCAGATACGTACCCAGGTACTATTGAGAACCCAGTTAAAACTTTTTCATACCTTCAGACTAAATTATCACCTGGAGATACTGTCGTAGTATTAGATGATTCAATTATAGAGGAAAATCTAGTATTAAGAGATGGAGTTATTTTATATGCTCCTCTAGCAACTTTAAAAGGTACTATTAAAACTTATTTAAATAACCAAGTAGTTTTAAACTACCAAGTATTAACAAGTAACGACCAAGTAGCTATTACTAATTACTGTTATACTGGTAATACAATGGTAGTAATTAATAA